TCATCCGGGTTTTCTCCGGCTTCTATCAATTCCTGTCTGCATTGCTCCATACGCTGTAAAAGTTCTTCCCGGCTCTCCCCGGTTATCGCCATTACATCATCTAAAGAGAAATACTCATGCTCATTAAATGCAGATGCAAGGCTCATTCTCAAACCGCTATAAATGGCTTCTAATGATAAATCATAGTTCTGTATGCCATCATCTACAATCGGTTCTAACTCTGCTCTTGTAATGCCATATTTTCCATAATTCGTAAGCAGATTATTTATAACCATTTCTCTATCCATACATTTTCTACCTCATTCTTTCCTTGTTTTATTTACCCTTATTCCCTCTGATTTTCATGTACTTCTATTATTCCAAATGAATAACGCTATCTTATAAAAGCCTTGTTTTATCACATTTCCATGAATTATTTAAACTGATTTCTTGCGTATTACACGGCATATTACACGGATTGCCTAGAATCATACTCTAATTGTCACGTTTATTCTGCCGCTGTGTCCGGCTCTGTGTCTGTCAGACAAGGAAGCGTTGCAATGTTCTTTCCCTCTTTTTCCCATTCTGCTCTTTCTTCTGGTGTGCCTAAAAATATAGGAAGTTCATCAGCACGCAAAACACGCCTTGTTTCATTATGCGGTACGTTTTCTTCAATGCCGATAGTATCTTTATAATTACACCAGTTTTTCAATAAAAATATCCCCACTGGCGGCGATACTTGACCGCTTAATGTCACTTGCTCTAAAAAACTGTCAATAAAACTTTTTGCCATTGATACAATTTCCTGCCGCTCCCTGTCGCAATCTTCTCCATTACTCCAACGAAAAAGCGTTGTTCTGCTGATATGTAGTGCTGTGCAAAGTGCTTGAACGCCCGGTCTAACACTGGAATCCTCGCAAAACTGAAAAAACATATCAATTCTTTCTTTCAATTCTAAGTTTGTTTCCGGCTTTCCCATATCGTAAAGTTGCCGCAAGCTGTGAATGATTGCCCTTGTTTTTTCCGGGTTCATCACTTCTAATTGTGTTTGTGGTGCTTTTCCTGCCATAACTTGTTACCTCTCTTTCTGGAATTTTTTGAAAATTTCTTGAAAATCTCAAAAAATCACTCTTTTTTATTGATGTTACCTTGTGCGTGTGACTTAGCTTTTCGCCCTCTCGTCAGCGGCTTTCTTCTCCTTATACATTCTTTCTAACTCTGTGATACCTGCGAGAACTAAATTGATTATCAGCTTACATTCTCCGTACTGCTTCGATATTTCACTGCTTTCATCAACAACTTGTTCCCAAAATTTGTCATTGTCCTTATCCTCTACAACTGCATATTTTTTGAAGAATCTCCACGCACTTGTAAACATATCATAATCACGCTTTAACTCTTGTTCTGTCATGCCAGTACCTCCCAACACTTTTGTTTTAATAGCTGATAGACTTCTGATAAATCATCACGACAATTTGGCTCATGCAGTACGCGCTTTCTAAACTGTTCCTCCATATCCGATAAAATCGCATTTCTACGCCCTACTGTCTGTATTTCAGCTATCTGCGGTATGAATTTATCGTAAAACCATATAATTGTAGGGGAACAATGTTTAACTTCTGATAATGCTTTTACCCTCATGTTATCCTCCTTTTCCATGTCTGCCAGATAAAAAGGCTTGCTTAACTTGCTTCACAACTTCAATTTTCCAAAAAGGTTACTATGTCAACAAAGTCTACAATGTTACAAAACAATCTCTTTACCATTACTATTTACCCCTTATTTTCTTCTTTTCTATAACTCTTTTATATTCTTGTAGACAATGTAGACATTGTAGAAATATAGATAAAATAAGGGTTTATAGTGTCTACAACGTGTCTACAATGCTTGTCTACATTTTCAATTCTTCATTAATCAAAAGGCAGTTCCATTTCATTCTCTAGGTCTATCTGCATAAATCCATCCAAATTTGTAACAGTTTGTAGACAATTTTCGGATGAGTTTGTAGACATCCTTTGAAAACCTCGCTGCTGTCCGTACTCCCCAAATCTGCTAGGATTTTTCATCTTCTACCACCCCGGCAACGAAAGAATAATATTATTGATTTCTCCTGCTTGCCATTTCTGCGGTCCGCCCTGTTCCCCTAATGCTTTTTGCCATATCTCAATAGCACAAGTGCGCTGTTTATCCGCCAGGTATTCTGTGATAATCCCTACTTTTCCATCGTCTGCCATGCTGTCCTCTTGTAACCGCTGTGCTTCTTCCCGGCACGAATCCGGTAATATCAACTGCGGTTTTTCCGTTTTCCAGATATGTACCGCCTGTGCCCATGCCGCTTTTATATCTTCCATAGCTTCTGGTGCAAAAAGGCTTTTTTTCGGCTTATTTACCCCTGTCTGTATAATTAAAAATCTTCTGTTTCCAGTTTCATCTTGGAGAAAATCGCTTTTGTTTGTTGTTCCTGCAAATACACATTGACGTAAAAATACATCTGTGCGCCGTTCATATGGAAGCCTTAGTTTGTCCTGCGTTGCTGTCAGAAAACGCTTGACGGAATCAACGCCGCCCGCCGTCCTTGCCAATGATTTCAACTCTGCAAGTTCAATTATCCATGAACCCATAATGGATTGTGCCGCCTTGTCGGAATCCAGACTGTCAAGCGAATCATTAAACCATTCATCTTTTAATGCAAGTTTTCTTAAAAATGTACTTTTGCCAATCCCTTGCGGACCCGTGAAAATCATTGTGTAATCGAACTTACACCCCGGCTCATATACTCTCGCAACTGCCCCTACCATTTGCAAACGCATAACCTGATAAGAATACTCTGAATCAACTACACCCAAATAGCACGGTAACAGACTTCTTATATTTTCTTTTCCATCCCACTTAAAAGAATCCAACATTTCCCGGACTGGATGAAACTTATTCCTCATACTGACATTTTTTAATGCGTCAAAATAATCATTGCGGTTTTTCATATCGTAATCAGATTGCAGGATAGAAAATAATGCGGAATCGTCATAACTGCTCCATGCCCGGTTATTATCTGATTGCCAGGCAATATCCCCGACAAGATAAGTCTGTTGTGAAAATTCGTCAAACTTTATTTTTCCTGCAAATCTTTTATCATTTTCGATTATAATTTCACAGTTTCGGACAGTTTGGAGAACTTTGCGGCTCTTTTCGTTTCCGTCTCTGTCATAATCAATTTTATAAGCCAATAGACCTAAAACATCTTTGTCACCATTCAACTTTACACCTCCTAACCGCCCCTCCTGGCTGTCTTGTCAATTCAAAATCCCTTTGTGTTGTAATTTCCTTTATCTCGTCTGCTGTGGCTTCAAACACTCCGTACTCTGCCAGAACCGCCAAGCAATCTAATAGCCATTGATAACGGTTAGACGGTAAATATTCGTGATATGCTTTCATGCGTGGGTATGCCTCGCAGTCGGCCTCACATAGAATGTCTAGCCGATATTCCGTCTTTTGCAGTTCATTCACACAATACGCCCATGTGTCGCTGAATGGCTCAAATAGCCGCTTTTCTATGGCTATACTGTAAATTACCGCCCACCGCTTTAAATCGTCTATTTGCGTCCATAACGCCCGATAAAAGGCTTGTCTACGTTCTTCTTTCCGGCGTTCCTGCTCCTGCTGTAGTTGTATGCGCCGCTGTGCTTCCTGCCTGTCCTTCTCCCTTGTGTCCGTCAATCCATAAAAGGCTTGCAGTTCCTTTAATGCCTGCCATTGGTTACACCCTTTGACATACGCCACAAAAGCAATGCAATCTCCGCTATAATTGCTGTTGCTAAAATCAGTAAAACGATTACTGTTCGGATATAATGCAAGTGAAGCTGTTTTGTCGTGCGTTGCCGGACTTTTTACAAAATAACAACTGCCTTTTCGTCTTGGCTCTGTGTAAAAATCTCTGCTTACTCGTACTATACCTATCTGGCTCAATTCCTCTTTGGCAAGTGTAAAATCTGATTTCATAAATTGGCACCTTATAGAGAAATCACGTCTATGTACTTTTGGATTTTAGGTAAATTCCAAAGTACTCTTTTACCAACTTGCACTTTTGCTTCTGCATCTGTTCCTATCTTAACCGCCGTTACTCTACCGCAGTGTAAAACTTCCGTTAATGTTTTAGTATCTATAGTTACTGTATTATTTGTTATTTTGCTTTGTTTTGTAGCATACATAGCATTACCTCCCAAAGATTATTTATAACAAGTGAACGTTCGTCTTGTTTTGACTTGCAATCTCATTATAAGTCATGTTATACTAATCAAGATAACACTAATTAAATTATTTTATGGAGATAACTTTATGGCAAATAGTATATTTGGCACTAATTTGAAAATCGCAATGAAAAAGAAAGATGAGTACCATACAGATAACGGAAAAAGGAAATGCACAAAACGATACAAAATGGAAGATTTAGCCAGGGACATTGGATATAGTGTCAATACAATTTATGGATGGACTAAAAAAGATGGTCAATTACCCAGTTCCATAGAATTAAAGAAAATGGCAGGTGTTTTAGGTGTAGATACCGCATTTCTTTTAGGAGAACAAGTCTGCCAACGCAATGCCGACCAAACAATCTGCAATGTAACGGAATTAAATGAAACATCTGCAAAATTATTGTCTGAATTAAATGGTATAAGTGCAGATATGATGAATGAGTTATTAAACCATAAAGATTTTGACAGATTAATTCTGTTAGCTTGGGATTATACCCATTCACATAATAAAGAAATAACCATTACAAATACTCTTGATAGCAGCAAAGATTTACCACTTGTTAATGATGCCCAAAGAGAAATGATGAAATATAGGGCAGTAGATGCTTTTGGAAAAATTCTTGATAAAATATATGATGCTCACCGACAAGACGCAATAGATGCAAAAGCAGGCTCCATTTTGGCAGGAATGAAAAATGACATAGAACCCTATATTGAAAATAAAGATGATGAAAAAATAAGGCATAGTTTATTGTGTATAATTTCTTATTCACAAAATAGAATCAAAGAATTGCATCCAGAGCATGTATTATGCAAATGCGCCCCGGAAACAATCTTGGATAATTGGGAACAACTAAAAGAATTTATATAATACACCAAAAAAAGACTACCGGCAACTGCTGATAGTCTTTTCTTTCCTTTACACGGTTTTACACATATCAAACTGCAATCCGTGTAAAGTCCGTGTAAAATAACTATATATTCTTTATCCACCATTTAAGAAATGCTTTATTTATGCGGTTTTCAAGTATTTTTACTTCTCAAGACTTTTCATCGTCGGGAATACCAAAGAAGATAAAGTATTATTACTCATTATCAAGTATTCTCCCGTATTTGCCGCATTTCCAAAACGTATTATAAAGTATTATTCCGTACCATGCAAGCAAAATTCGTAGTAACTTTGTAGTATCTCAGCTATTTTGTAGTTACGATTCACACATTCAATTCCAGGACTCTCTCCTAAAATATATCAAGATTGTGTGATAAATTTTCGATTACTTCCTTTTTCTTTGCGTCTGTGACCTCCGCATATATATCCATTGTTGTTTCGATATTAGCGTGTCCCATAACAGCCTGAATGACTTTTACATTTGTTTCTTTCTCGCAGAATCTCGTACAAAAGGTATGCCGTAAATGGTGGCAGGAAAAATGGGGAATGATAATGGGCTGTCTTCTCTCCTTTTTGGCATTTATCACTTCTTCTGCATTATAATTCTCCAAAATCCTTTTAATCGTCCTGTTTACAGTCTGTGGATTATGGATATTTCCAAAGCGGTTGCAAAATACAAATCCAGTCATACCGTCAATCACTGTACTGTTGAAGCCAGATTCTTTCTGTACCTCATACTCCGTTTTGAACGCTTCATAAACTGCGTCCATCATTGGAATCGTCCTGATACCTGCCTCCGTTTTGGGAAGCGATACCGCAAACTCTGACTTGCGTGTTTTCCCGCCCTCCCTTGCGTAGTATGTCACGCTATGGTTAATACTGATAAGGCGGCTCTCAAAGTCTAAATCATCCCACCTCAATCCGATCACTTCCCCAATCCTGCACCCGGTTCCTAACAAAACCGTGAATAACGGATGCCAATGGAAGAATACCGGATTGTTTGCGGTATAATCCATAAAAGCCCTTTGCTGCTCCAGTGTCAGAGCGTGTCTGATGCCCTTATTCTTTCCTGATTTCCTTTTTATGTCTGCCATAACACCGTCAGACGGATTCATGCGTATAATTCCGTCACGCACTGCCAACTGAAACGTAGGGTGTAGAACCGTATGGATTGTATCAACTGTGTTTGCCTGCAAGTCCTTTTCATTTAACAGGTGATAATAGAAATACATTACATCGGAATACTTTATCTCTCCGATCTTGCGCTGTCCAAAGCCTTCTCTGACAAAATGGTTATACATATATAAGTAGTTCGAGCGTGTTGTCCTGCGCAAGTCATATTTCGTTGACATATACCTGTCAAAAACATAATTTAAGGTTGCACTTCCGGCTACATAAACATCCAGTCCGTCAAGCTGGTTTTTTATCAAATCCGCTTCTTTTTCTCTTAGTGTCTGCAAATCCCTGGCATATACAAATCTGCGTTTCTTGAACGGATCAGTGTATGTATATACATAAGTGTTATCCGTTCTTTGCGATTCCCCCTTCCGTAATGCTCTGCCTTTGTTGTCTTTTCTTGCTTTCGCCATCTCTGCTCCTTTCTTCAAGGAGAGAGATTTTGCACCTCCGCATCTGGTGTCTGTAATAATAAATTAACACCCGTATGCAATAATTGAGTTATGGTCATTCCGTGACTGTCCGCATAATCTTTCAGCTTTTGCAGCTCCTTATCCGTTACCCTTACACTTAATGTATTCAGTTTCGGGGCATTAGATTTCGGTCTACCCATTTTAGCCATCTGTATGCACCTCCAATCACTTCTACCTACTATTATACTTTCCGTATACGAAAAGTCAAGTGTTTTTTGCTGCAAAATCTCTCAATCAAAAAAATCATCACACATACAATAGGAACGTTTCCAAATATTGCTCAAAAATATAACAATTTACAAGAACTAATTTATCAACCTTATAAATTGCCTTTGCGTCTTTCGCCATTTGCTCAAATTTGCTCTGGCACATACTATATATTTCTGCACCTTCTTTATAACGTCGTTCAAGGTTTGGAATTATACCTTCAAATGTTCCACGATAACCCGTAGTATGACCGCCTGCTTGAATACGATGCAGAAAAAGCTCCTCTGTTGTACCATAAAGAAAAGGCTTTAATGACTTTTTAGGCAGCTTTTTTACAGGTGTATAAAGTGAAATATCATACTTTGCACTAATAGCATTATAGTACATCATTGCAATCGATTTATCATCAAGCGTATTCCAGCCAGGAGCTTTTATAGCACCTTCACGAATACTAAGATCAGGATTTGGAATTATAAGTTCCGGGTCAACTTTCATAAACACGCCAAGACCTGTACAATTT